AATCCCATTGATAATACAAATCCTGACAGAACTGCAAGTACCCTACTCGGGACGCAGGCTCATGCAAATCGCCCACAACTAATACTCTTGCCATGTCACTCCCCTTATAATATCTGAAATAGCAGGTTGTTTTACACCAAAAAATTCAGCCAAACGATATTGACTAACGGGACATTTCCTCTTAACAAGTTCTCTAATCGCTTTTACAATTTTCCAAGTTAATCTGGAAGTGCCACAATTCTCTCCTCGATTATGATGCCAGTTTTCATCTAACATATTATCTTTATGTGTTCCCCAAGCTAAATTTTCCAAGTCATTATTTAATTTATTACCATCTAAATGTCTAACTTCGGGCAAATTATTCGGATTTGGAATAAATGCTATTGCTAAAAGCCGATGAAGAGAAATATGCTTGCGTTTTTTTCCAATACGAATGAAAAAAGTATGATACCCCCGCTTCCCAACAAAAGAAGTAAGTTTATATTTTTGGCCATTATTACATATATGCCAAACAATACCATTTCTGGATACTTCAAACTTTCCCAAATCCCCAATCACTAAATTTCTCATAAACTCTCCTTTATCTTATTGTATGTGGATAAGAACATACCTTCCGCAGTTATAGGGTTCCAAGGGATTATCTTTGCCTCTAACGGTTCCATTCTTGGTGGCCCCCAATCAAAATCTTCCGGCATTTTCGGCATCAAATCCCGAACTTCTGTCCAAAACATCCTGATGTCACTTTCTTTAACCTCCACAGAATGGGTTAAGTCCACTCCCAAAGACATCCCAATCACAGCTTGAACATTTTGCTCGAATCCTTTGACAGATATTAAATCCCCAAAATCATTTACCCAAAGAAGTCTTTTCCAAGGACTTGCCATATCCCCAATATATGCCTCCGCAGAATCGTGTAGCAATCTCACCAACGGGTCTCCGGGTAAATCTGCATTCGCCATCAGCACACTATGTTGGGCCACAGAGTAAAACTGCTTGACATGCCCCGTGTATCTGCATATATTTGCCAAGGCATGAGCAATATCCTCAATACAAACCATTTCAGGTTTCGGATTCAAAAAATCAAACACTTTCCCTGTATAGGTTGTGATATGCGTTATTTTACTTTTCGTTTCGGACATTTCGTTCCTTTCTAATATAATAAATCAGTAGGATTAACCAAAATGTATTTGTCAAAACTACAAGTGACCCCCCCACAAAACTCGTCCATTGTTTCAAGAACGGGTAGTAATAAAGGTTCCAAAAACCCCAAAATGTAAAATAGGCTATATGAATGAAACTAACCCCACGAACCTTTTTCTGTTTGAGCAGTTTCCAACAACTCAAGAAAATAAAGAACCCCCCGCAGCACTCAAACATCCCATTTATAATGTCTTGCCACATTATTGTTTATTCCCTTTTGGATTGCAATTTTGCTAATAGTATCTCTCGTAGTTTACCCATCGTGTTGAATAGCTCTGCACATAAAGCATCTTCTTGGTCAACTGGCCCATGATTATCTTCTACTTCATACCCTTCTTCCAATAACCAATCAGCAAAGAAATGCCGACCCTTGCTACTATGATATACTTCCCGAGGCATACCCTGTTTCCAATTATCAAAATCCCGCATCGACCCGTCGGGCTGTAACCTATGCTTATCCAAATACTGCACATATCTACGCAGGACAAGAGGACATAAAGCCCTTACATAATCAAGTTTCCCCTCCGCAGTATCCCTTGTGGCTCCTGTATCAAATTTCCGAATCACATCTTTAGGATTCGTATCTTTCTTCCCTGCGGAGGTTTCCGATAGATATAACGCCTCTGCCGCAACTGCATCTGCTTTATCCTCATACTTATAACAAGGCCCAGCAGTTCCATCCGGTCGAACATATCCCATATTGGGATACGGATAATCCAAAATATCTACAACCCAAGGATAATTTTCATTCAAATACAATCTTCGTACTTCTGTTAATTTCTTTGCCATTTTCAATCTCCTTCTGTCCAAGACAATATAAAAGGTCTTACTGTATATTTTACCCATTTCCACCTATGGTTCTTTTTCAAATTTAACTCTTTCGCTTTTTGTCTTGCTAAAGTCCTCGTTCTAAAAAAGAAAGGTCGCCCTGAAAGACAATCGTCTATAAATGGAGATGTATTATATCCCAAAAGTATTCCACAAGGCCCAACCCATTTGTGCCTTCTCCAAGAATCATTTGGACTCAATCGTATCTTATAAAAAATAGCCCAAACTCTCACTTTTGTTTTCATTTTAATTCCTTTCTGCCCGATAAAACCTCCGCAGTGAGTTTTGGTATCTCAAGATAATAACAGGTAAATCCCGGAGCTTCATATTTCCTGAAAATGCCAACTCCTTCAATCCTGCCAGGGCTTTTCGCTTTGAGAATGGTCTCCGGCAAATAAGCCTTGAACCCCCCCTTCAATCCGTAAATCGGAACCGTCCCGAGCCATATAATTTTCCTATCATCTATTTGGGGAATTTGACTGGCTATCTTAAAAATCGTATTCCACTGATTAGGATGCACTACGGTCACAAACAAAAACCCATTGAATCCCACATACTGATGTCGTACCAAAATCGGCTGATCCTGAAGGAACAACCTCTTAGCAAGCAAATAATGTCCTCTCGGCTTACTTTGGCTAAAATGTGGACACAAAGATATAGGTATAGTTACCGCTTCCATTTCGGAATCCTTTTTAAGCGTGCATCTTGTTCAAGATGGTATAAATCACACAAGACCTCTTGAACAGAAACATATTCACTATGTTTGGCAATTTTACGGTATTTATCCCGAATTTTCTGTATCTTTTTAATCATTATAATTCCTGAAAATGCTGGCGAGTCAGGTTAGCAAAGCACTTCGACTTCCCGCCTTCCTCTCGCCAGCATTATTCACTTTTCAAAGGAAAAGGGTGGGTGAATAGAGTAACCCACCCTCACCACTACTTAGAACATTTCTTACTGAACTGGGGCTTCGGTAGGCATCTCAGCCGGTATTTCGATAGGCTCTGAGCCATCAACAGCAGCAGGCTCACTTCCATCCGGGTAAGTCTCTACGGGGGTTTCTACAGTCGTGTTGATGACTTCCTGAATGTAGCAGTTGGTGAAATCCTTTTTGTATTTGTCACTGAAAGACGTGACAATCTTGACTCTGACAACTAAACCAACCGATGCTTCAAGAGCCTCATAAGCCTCCTTGAGGTCATCCAGAAGAGGATTCCCCGAAAGCACCCTGGCATCACCTTTCAGGATACCATAAGCCGATGACCTGTAGAAATTGACAAGAAATTCCTGGCCGTTGAGTTTCTCATCCTGAACATCCTCGATGCGACCAGTGAGCTTATACCAAGCAGTCTTGACTCCTTCTTTCACTTTCTGGCCCGAATCAAATTTAATGAGGGTTACGATATACTCCCCGTCCGGCGGCATCCAATTATTGTAAACTTCCGAATCCTTAAATGCCTGATTGTGTTCTGCGAGCATTTGCTCAAAAGCTAAATCCATAATGGTTCTCCTAAAAAGTTATTTGTTTTGTTTTTTCGCGGCTTCGACCGCAACATTATAATTCTTTTTGAATATATCCCAAGCGTTTACCGCAGGAATTTCAAACTTCCGAATCATCCCTGGGGCAACTCTACCCTTGCCCTGTCGCTCTGCTGTCGTATAGGAATCAAGAAAATATTTGGATTCCATTTTCTTCCCACAAGGAACTGTAATTTTCTGTCCTCCAGGAAGAATTCTCTCTTCCTTTTTTTCAACTTCCCTGTTGATACAGTAAATCGTCAGCTTAAAATCACTACTGTTGACAACTTGAGCCGACATAGTTGGAAACACCGAATCTCGAATAACAGTCCTCTCCTTGTAGTCAACAGGACTTGTCTCTGTTTTAGTTGTCATGTGCCCAACACAAGACCATACAAAACCCGCTGCTTCTATTTCCCGCAATCTTGACCAACATCGCTCCCGTATCATCGCCCATCCATGACCCATACCACCAAACTCTGTAATATCAGGCACACCTTTTTCTATTTGTAGCTGGAGCTTAATCATCCCAACCCATTCGTCAGTCGTATCAACAGAAACCCGATGAACAATATGCTTCCCAGCTTTACCCTCATCAATTAGCTTTTGGGTAATTTTCATATAATGTTCATAATTCTGTATAGGGACACGCATCGCCCTCGTTCCGACAACACTCTCCGCAGATTTATCAAAATCCAAGATCAGTGTATCAGGAATACTGGATTCAAATGTGGTCTTGCCCTCGCCACTTGGCCCGACAATATACAGGTTCAAATCCTCCGCAGGTTTAGGGTTGTAGCCTGTCTGAACACCGAGTTTAGCCCAATCAGCAGGAATCACCGGTACAGTATTAGGAGTCGCAGGCAATACCACATTTCCCTGCGGAGGTTTACCTTGAATAGGAGCGGGGACTTTGCCTTTAGATATGGCATGTTGAGCCATTTGCAACACAGTCGGGTCAACTTTTGTAGTATTTGGCATTAGATTTTCTTCCTTTCGTTTTATGTTGCCGGATTTTCAGCTTTAATTTTGGCTACAGCTACCTGTGTAGATGTATCTTGAGCCTGATTCATTAGCGTTTTGAAAGTATCAAGTAGATGCACATCACCCTTAAAAGTCTTTTTCAATTTTTCAAAACCCATAACCAATTCAACAAGCTGTTTATCTTTTTCTGATAGCTCAGCTACGGTTTTTCCCTGAACTTCGGCTAACATTTGTTGGTGTTCTTCTTTAGTTATATCCCCCGGACGTTTCCGCATAAGGCCAATAATCGAACCAAGACCTCCAATGCCCAAGCAACTTAACCCAAGGGATACCAAACCTCCTTCTCCGAACAAGGACTGTTCCCGTTCCAGACTCGTTGTGACATTCGGAACAGTAACCTTTTTAAGTAAACTATACTCCAAATTGTAATTTTCAACTAAATGCTTAGCTTCCTGCGTTTTCATTGCATAAGTTGCATCCACCTTCTCATCCAATAATATAGCCTTGGCAAGATTCGGGTAACCCCCAAAATCATTTGCATCCCCCACCCCTGCTGAGGTTACATACACAACTGCTTTCCTATCAATAGTAGCGGGGGTAATATAATAAGATAAAGGGATACATCCCACCCCAGCCATCAGCAAAATCAAACTGATTGTAACCAAAAACTTTTTCATATCTTTTTTCCTTTCATTTTCAATAGTTGATTCCACATACTTTTCGGCAATCGTCCACAAAGACGACACCGTACAAATCTACTCTTGCCGGGGTAGTATCCCCACCAATGTTGCCCAAACGTAATTACCCAACACGCTATTTTACCCCAAGGAATTTTCATTTCAGCTTTCTAAATATTCGGGTTCTTCGGCAATTCCCACAAGTAACGCCACGCCTTGTCTTGGCAACTTCCCCCATAGTTCCAATAGCATAAAAATCACTATTGCAGGCTGCTGGGCCACTATCAGGAACATAGGGTCTAATTGGCACAAAATGTCTAATTTGTTTCTTTTTCATTTTGGTCTCCCATTAAATGTCCATCTTCGATGTAGAATCCGATTGTGTTGCTATCAGTTACTTTCTCGATCCATACCTGATAATCCTTACCGGCTACAAGCTCACCGATAGACTTCAAGCTGTCGGTATCAAGCTCATTCCCGTTAATTCTCAACACCTTTAGTTTCGGATTCATAGCCATAGCAATGGCCGTGCAAATTTTGAGTTTTTTCGAGTCACACTCTTGTTCCAAGGGAATCCCATTGTAAGCCAATCCGTCAGATTGAATCGTAAGCCCCTTGACAGGCATAACCGCCTCAGCCATCTTCCGAGCCTTTTGACCCTCAACCTGTTTAATTTCCTCCCCGAGTTTGCTATAGGTCTCGATAGCCATTTCATACTCT